CGTTTATTTTTAGCACCTGTCCCTGATACAACATACAAATTTAGAGTTCATTTTAATAAGATGCCAGCTACTTTAGCTTCAGATAATGCTACTAATTATATTAGTCTTAACTTTCCAAACGGACTTTTATATTGTTGTTTATCAGAAACATATGGTTTTTTAAAAGGCCCAATAGACATGTTGACTTTATATGAAAATAAATATAAACAAGAGGTGCAGAAGTTTGCTAACGAGCAAGTTGGTAGAAGACGAAGAGATGACTACACTGATGGTGCTGTTCGTATACCAGTAAGATCGGCAAACCCGTAGGAGATAAATTATGGCTATATCATCAGCAATTTGTACAAGTTTCAAACAAGAGATTTTAGTTGGAACACACAATTTTACAGCATCAAGTGGTGATACTTTTAAAATAGCTTTATTTACAAGTGATGCATCTTTAGGTGCAGGTACAACTGCTTATTCAACATCAAACGAAATTTCAAACACATCAGGATCTGCATATTCTGCAGGGGGTGCAACATTAACAAGCGTTACACCAACAACTTCGGGAACAACTGCATTTTGTGATTTTGCAGATGTTAGTTATACTTCAGCATCTTTTACAGCTAATGGTGCATTAATTTATAATGATGATCAATCTGACAAAGCTGTTGCTGTCATAGCATTCGGTGGTGACAAGACAGTATCAAGTGGAACATTCACAATTCAATTTCCAACAGCAGACGCAAGTAACGCAATCATTCGTATAGCATAGGAGGCCGGCCATGTCGGTGACTTCAGGATGGGGCCGTTTAACCTGGGATCAATCTCAATGGAATGGTTCAACAGTTTTATTACAAGGTTGGGGAGCTAGATCTTGGGGTGAAAACGAGTGGAATGAATTAGGAGATGTAATAGTTACACCTACCGGTTTATCAGCCACTACATCTTTAGGTAGTTCAGAAGAATTTAACGAAACGGGTTGGGGACGATTAACCTGGAATACAGCCGATTGGGGCGAGGGTGCAGATGAGACTGTTTCTGTCACTGGTTTAGAAGCAACTGCCTCACCAGGATCTATAACTCCAGCGTTTACATATCTATTAGAGATGGTTGGTCCAAACCACTCTATGACTGCAAGGATAGGAAGTCTTGATATAGACGCAGAATTAGGAGTTCCTGTAACAGGTGTGTCTGCAACTTTTGCAACTCCAACAATGTCTTATGTTGGAACTTTAGTTGGTTGGGGTAGAGATGCATGGGGAGATAATTCTTGGGGCGAATCTCCAAATGAAATTGTAACTTTAGTTGGTCAAGCTTCAACCGCAGGTGTAGGCTCGATATCTCCTGCTGACGTGGTTGGTTTATCTGGTCAAGAGTCTACAACGAGTGTCGGTTCAACAACCATTAAATTAGATTCAACACCAGCGATCACAGGACAATCATCTACAGTAAGTCAAGGCACACTAGGTTTAGAATTTGGTACGGTTGGGGCATTATCAGGGGTAGCTGCTACTTCAGGTTTAGGCACACTAGGTTTAGAATTTGGTCCAGAGGAAATAATTACAGGGTTATCTGCAACTACAAATGTAGGAACTCTTGAGATTGGAAGCGTAGAACTAATTGATATATCAGGTGTGTCAGCATCAACTAGTGTGGGTTCTTTTACACTTGAATTTGCGTATGAGTTGTCTGGTCAATCTTCCACAACTAATGTTGGGTCACTATCACCATCTGATGTGATGGGTTTAACAGGTATTGAAATGACATCAAGTGTGGGAATATTAGGAATTAAGGGTTATCAAAATATTGACACTGGTTCAAATACTTCGTATAACAACTTATCAACAGGATCGAATTCGTCCTATTCTGATCTTTCAACAGGGTCTAATAGTTCGTATTCTAATGTTGCAACTGGATCAAATACAAGTTATACTGACGCTGCATAGGAGAAAAATTTATGGCATCAACATACACCCCTCTGGGTATTGAACTTCAAGCAACTGGTGAAAATGCTGGTACATGGGGGACAAAAACTAATACTAATTTACAGGTTATTGAACAAATCTCAGGTGGTTATGTCGCTAAATCAATAGCGGGTGGTGCACAAACTACAGCTTTAACTGTTTCTGACGGAGCAACTGGTGCTGAACTTGCACACAGAATGATAGAATTTACTGGAACGATCACAGGTAATCAGATCGTTACAATTCCAATTGATGTACAAAACTTTTATATTTTAAGAAACTCAACTTCAGGATCTCACACAGTACAATTTAAATATGCTTCTGGATCAGGAGATTCATTTACTTTCGCAGCAACAGATAAGGGAGATAAAATCGTATTCGCAACAGCAAACGATGGAACTAATCCTGATATAGATACACTAGCGATTGGAACTGGTATCTCGGAAGTTTCTGAAGACACGTCCCCACAATTAGGTGGCGATCTAG